CTAGAACGCTAATCAGAATTGTAGCTTTTTTAGTATATCAGAGTTAGTTCATAGATATATCTCTGTCGTTTTTATACTGCTATGTCCCATGAGTTTGGCTACATCGTATATACTGCTTCAAGGAATGTGCAATAGATCAGTACAGAATGTATGTCTGAATTTATGAGGGAAGACACGGAATCACAGTTCTTTAGTTAGTTTATTATAAATATTCCTTATAGATCATTCTCTGATATGTCCCCCATCTATATTGTGGCTAGGGAATAAGTAATCAGATTCTTTTTCTCTTTTTGATAGATAATTCCATATCATATCTAATAATTCAGGTCTGAGATATACAGTTCTTCTTTTTCATCATTTACCTACTACCTGTAAACTCTCTCAGATTTCTCCTACTTTTATCTTTGCTACTTCATGACATCTTAATCAAGTATACATTAGCATATAAGTTAAAACCTTATTCCTAAGTTTTGTAATATCTTTCCCTCCTATTCATTGGTTTACTGTTTTTAAAATCTGACTTTTTTCTTCTTCATTATAAAATCAGATGTTTTTTTCATGTACTTTTATTCACTTTATTTTCTTCCATTCTAAAACATTCATATTTATGATTTCTTCTAAATAATGAAAGAATACTCTTAGAGCTAATAAATTTGAATGAATCGTTTTTTCTGCTAATCATTTTTTACTCATCCATGTAGTAAAACTAAATATATCCTGAATTGTAATTTTTTCTGGAGACTCTAGTTCCTTTCATATTGAGTTTAAGAAAATGTTAAATCTCTTTAAAGAATTTCTATAAAGAATAACTGTGCATATAGATAATCATCTAGTATATCTTACATATTCTAAGTATTTTTTTATCATTTTGGATTTAATAAAAAAGTAAAATCATTATAAAAGACTCTACTTTTTACACACACAACATAATATAATATATAAAAGTCAATATGTAAAAACAAGGTAAAGTCTGAAATTTATGATAACTAAATTATATCATAAAAAGCATTAAGTCAAATCTGATAAAAAAAGTGTTGTAATTATTGTTTTCAGGAGTATAATATAGTGTATGTGTAGAACAAATGGATAGAGCCTTACTTTATGACAGTAAGGCATTTTGGCTTAATGGCAAAAACAAAGAAAAGAAAATCAGATTTAAAACTATGTGATGAGTTATGGTCTAAGCTTGTAAAAGTTAGAGCATGATTTAGATGTGAATACTGCTGAAAGGATAAATACCTAAACAGCCACCATCTATTCACTAGAAATAACTATACTACAAGATTTGATCTAGATAACTGAATATGTCTTTGTAGCTGACATCATACGATGTCAAAAGCATTTTCTGCACATAGAACTCCATTAGAATTTGCAGAATGGATAATTGCTAAAAGATGACAGGAGCGATACGATAACCTAAAAGCCAAATCAAAACAAATCCGAGATAAAGATTACGATAAAGTCAAACAATACCTACTTGAAGAAACAGAAAAACTGACAGCATAAGTCAGACTTTTTTTATTTCCTTTAAAAACAAAAATGCACGTAACAATAAATGAAAGAATGCTAACAGCCCAGATGCATAAAAAAGAGCAAGAGATAAAAGACCTCAAAGAGCAGGTACAACAGTGCCTAGAATCACTCAGAACGATGAAAAGCAATCTAGATGAAGTAAAACATCTAAACAAAGTTTTAGTCAATCAGATTTCTTTTTTATCTTCTAAACAAATCCAATGAGCAAAATAAACCCCCTATACAAATATGGAGATATAAAATATTTCCGAAATCTACACAAACAAAGACAATTCCAGATGTGATGAAAGCCTACTACGTATAATGCATTTCTCTCTAGATTGAGAAGCTGAATGAGCTTAAAAGAAGCTATTTATAAACCTTGCGAGAATAACATGAGTAGATATAACATGAAACCTAAAAGATGATGGAGGAAACTAAAATCTGATCTCCACTTCTTACGAATCAGATTTATTTCTTTCTTTAAGTAATGAAACCCTACGATTTAATCAGACTTATTTCAGACTTTATTACCTATCAGCAAAGAGAGAAAGAAACCTATCAGATTATCGTAACTATAGAAACATTAGTTATTATCTTTTTATCCATTGAACTAACTAAACTTAATGCCTAAGCAAAAGCAGGATTACAGCAAATTAAAGAAAGAGTTTTTTGCTTCTAAGCATAATGAAGTAAAATCTTTTATCACTGATAAATGACTGATATATAATTCTGATTGGACTAAAAGGACTAAATGATGGGCTAAAGAAAAGAAAGAGCTAAAAGCAAAAGCAACAGAGAGAGCTATTAAGCAAGTTTGAAACAAATTAGCGAAACAATTAGAGCCAAGTACAGAGTTTTTACTTTGAAACATAGCAAAAGCTATTGAGCTAACGAAAGTGAAACTAGATCAGATGGAGCAGAAATGAAATATCAATGTTAAAGATTTAAACACCATCCGATGAATGAATCGTATTCAGAACTGACAACCAACCACTTATGTAAAGGAGGAATCAGATGTAAATCAGAATATCAGGATAGAGTGAATCCACATAGTGATGTGAGGGAAGCCTAACGAGGAAAACAAATTAGATAATTGAGATAAAATTTAACATTCTGTACTACAAAAAGTTAAAAAATGGAGGTAAAATGTTACACAGCCACAGAGTTGGCAAGTCTAGATCATGTTACACGCCAAGCAGTAGCAACTAGCAAAAAGTATATCAAAGTCAGATTTACTCATTATAGAGCTAAGCAAAGCAAGAAATGATATACGATTAGATATATAAGGAAGTCTGACATTTTATAAGCTAACAAAAAGTCAAGGAATGCCAAGAGCTGTAATTGCAGATACAATAGAAGTGGTGCAAAGGCAGTACAAAGATGCTGAGACTGTACTGTGTGAGTTTATCTCGCTACAGGAATACGACATAGAAGAATGAAAGATACCAACCTATAAAGATTTCAACCTACAAGAGTTCCATGACTTTGTCACGGATAAGATAGAAGCTTTAGATCCAATTATTAGTAAAAAAAGATGACCTTACAAAACCAAGCAAGAATAAACGAGATATACAAGTATCTCAAATCAGATTTAACTCAATGTATCAAATATCATCGTAGAAATAAACCTGAATTAGTTAAAGAGTATTTTTGAACAGATCAACGAGATAAGATAAACGACCAATTACAAGTAATCTGTAAACCTTTCTCTCCTATCCAAAAGATACAGATTGAGAGGTTAATATCAGACTTACATATTTTTTATTCTGTAAACAATAACCCATGATTGAAGAAATCAAAAAAGAGCTTGAATCAAAAATCAAAGAACTAGAGCGAAAGAATCAGCTTAGAAGTTTAGAGATGATTGAATGGATTAAATGACTTCTTACTAAACTAGAAGTAAAAGAAGAAGTCAAACAAGAGCCAATCAAAGTTGAGCTTAAAGAGGAGGTAGAAGAAAAGAAACCTGCTACTCCTAAAAAGAAAATCGTTTTTAAAAAGAAGTAAAAGATGTTTGTAGAGTTTAAAGCAACCCCTAAACAATACGAAGCTTTACAGTATTTCAGAGATGATATAACTACTGAAATCTGATTTGGATGAGCTGCATGATGAAGTAAATCACGGCTATGATGTTTTGCCATTTGGTCAGCTTGTTATGAATATCCTTGATCTAGGCGAGTAATCTGAAGAAAGGAGCTTGTAAATCTTAGAAGAACTACATTAGCTACTTACTACAAGATTATGGATTACTACAAAATCCCTGAATTAGATAGAGGAAATCTTAACAGCCAAACAAATACAATCAAATTCCCTAACTGAAGTGAAATCATTTTACTTGATTGTGCAGCACAACCATCTGATCCAGAATGGACTAGGTTTTGAAGTCTTGAGCTTACATGAGCTTTCATAGATGAAGCAAATGAAGTAGATGGTAAAGGTATTGAGATGTTAAAAACTCGTATCTGAAGACAGAATACTTTTGTTATAAACTGAAAGACAATAAAGAAGCATCCAAAGTTCTTAGAATGTTTCAATCCAAATAAAGGTCATGTTTATAACGATTATTACCTACCACGAAAAGCTTGAACTTTACCTCCTTATAGAAAATTCGTAAGAGCTACAGCATGAGATAATCCTTACTTGCCACCTGAATACATAACACAGCTAGAGAGAGCTGATGAGATTACTAAACAAAGACTGTTATACTGAAACTTTGATTATGATGATACACCTTGAAAGCTATTTAGGCGAGATGAGATTTCAGATTTATTTACTGCCAATGTTCCATCTAGTGAAGAAACTTACATTACTTGCGATGTAGCAAGGCTATGAGATGACATGACTGTTATTGTAGTACGAAAAGGATTAGAAGCTGTAGAGATAAAAAGCTACAACTGAAAGACTACAGACCAAACTGTAGAAACTATTAGAGAGCTAGAAAGATATTACAACTGCAGGAGATCAAATATTTGTATAGATTCAGACTGAGTATGATGATGAGTATGCGACCATCTAAGATGATGTGTAAATTTTATGAATAATTGAACTCCTATAGTGCAAAAGGATGAGCTAAGGAATTATGCTAACCTTAAAACACAATGTTACTTTAAACTCAAATACTTGATGGAGAAAAGGGAAATCAGAGTTAATACTTCTTGAGAGATAAAGGATAAGCTACAGAATGAGCTAGACAATATCCTAGTAAAAGATTTAGAATGAGAAAATAAAATCAGACTAGAATCAAAGGAAGATATGAAAAAGAGGTTATGACATTCTCCTGATTATGCAGATGCGATAATGATGAGAATGTATCGGACTTTAGGAAGACCTTACTCTCCTATAGATCATACTGAAGTGATTACAATAAACTTTGATGATATGTTATACTAATTTTTTTGTTGCATCTGAAATTTTCAGAATATAATACCAACTAGAATTTATATCACATACTAAGCATGGATAAGTCAGCAATACTCGTACAGATACAAAGAGAATATGCTTTATGATTGAACTATGTAAGACCTGCAAGGATTAGATACAGAGATAGAATTATGAAACGAAATCCACAGGCAACTAAATCTGCAAAGATTATCAATATCAACATGATTTGAAACTACATAGATACACTTATTGCATCATTCTTCACAAACTGAGTTAAATGTAAATTCATATCAAGACAATGATGGATATGAGAAGAAGAAGCTCAGAATTTAAATGCTGTTGCTGAGTTTGATGAAAGAGAATGAGCTACACAGCAATTAAAATATCAAGTAGAACAAGACAGTCTTTTCTTCGGAGTATGAATACTCAATAAGACTTGATTTGACCATACAACAAAGACTAACACATGGAAAGCTATCAATCCTCTTTCATGGATACCTGATCCATTACCAACTCAGACATGACAGTTTGATTGAAAGAATTACAGATTTCATGGATTTTGTATGCTAACAAATATTCATGATGTAAAAGATAAATACGATAAAGATGCTATCAATAGATGGTTTGCTAAACAGTACAACATGGAAGATAACCTAACAAGAGAAGCATATCAGAATAAAGCTTGAACATGACCAATCATAGTTGATGAAATAGAAGACAACTTCGCATTAGATATTTACACTCACTATACAATCATAGATTGAAGAAAATGGAAGTTTGTACTTAGTGCAGATATGAGTGAGATATTTTACAAGGAAGAATTACCAGCAGTAACTAAGGAAGAAAAACTTGATCCAACATTGATTCCTCGACCTATCATGTTGAACTACTACGATCCTGTTAGATGAAATCCATTTGGAACTTCTATCTGTGATAAAGTAGAAGATAAACAGAATGCTAAATCTATCTTAGCAAATCTAAGTCTGATGAAAGCTAAGAGAGAAGCTACAGGTGGAGATTTCTTAGTCAATTCTAGATTGATAAAGAATAAAGAGGAACTACAGAAAAAAACATTTGACCAGAGATACTTATTCATAGATGAAAACGAGATTGGGACACAACCAATTCAGAATGCTATGTATGAATTGCCACAAAGTCAGATTAAAACTGATGTATGGAATATGATGTCTTGGCTTGAGAATGAAGCTAAATACGATTCAAAGATAGATAGCTTACAGCAATGAATAATGCCTGATAAGTCTATGACTAAAGCTGAAGCTCAGCAATTACAAGCTAATGCTAATATGCAGTTATCTATCAAGAATACAATTAAGCAACGATTCTATAGAGATTACTATTTCCAACGATGGAGAGGTTATCTAGAGAACTTCAAGGATGGAGAAGAAAAACGAGTATTATTGAATGCTGATTTTGAATGGACATGAGCTAGTTTGAGTAAAGACCAATTCATTACTAAACAGATGCCTTACATTATGGTAGGAGCTACTGAAGATATCAATGCTATCAATGAGAAAGACAAGAATACTCTAATGGCTTTGTATCCTATCATAACAAATGATCCTGAAATCAAACCTGTAAACAAAGCAATATTCAAGAGATTATATCTTAGAGCTACAGGATTAAAACCAAATACAGTCAATTCTATCTTTGCATATACTCCAGATGAAAGAGTTGCTAAGAGTTATGTAGATATGGTAAATCTAGGAGCTAAACCAACAAGCTTATTCAAGAGAACAGATATAGATTTCTACACAGTACGATTATATATGCAAAAAGCTGAAGATGGAGATTTAAAAGATGAGATATTAGAGAAACTTAACTGATTGCTACTAGAGTTATGAGAATGACAACCACAGATGCCTATGAATAACGAGATGGCTAATAGTGCAGCAAATATCATGATGTCTCAATGACAGCCAAGTAAAGATGAACTAATTACTAGAGATACAGTTAATTTAAATTCTAACATAGCATAATGACAGAAAAAATGGTAAAGCTTGATGATCTACTAAGGAGTAGATGATGGGAAAAGATGAAAGAGTTAATCAAGAATAGACAGATAGCATTAGCTAACAAAATTGTTTATGGAGATTGTATGGATGTAGCAGATGAACACTTAACCCCATCAGATTTATTAAGAGCTGAAATGAGATGTCTTGCATGGGTAGTTGAAAAGCTACCAACACAAATGATAGAAAACCCTGATTATAAAGCTGATGAAGATATAGAAGAAATGGAAGAACAAGAGAGAGCAGAGATTATAGAATGAATGTTTAAACAGGAGGTTTAAACGACTGAAAGGAATCAGCAGTAAAGAGAGCCAACCATTCCCAAGAGGTTTAATACCTAACATATCGCAGTTTGATGGTTTATGCAAAAGCAAACCATATTAGCTACGGTTATGATGCTTTATTACTAACCAATTATTACCATGCCTGAAGAAGAAACTTTAGACACAACTCCTATTGAGGAGTGAGTAGACTGAGAAGAAGTTGATTACAAAGCTCTCTACGAGAAAGAAAAGGAAAGAGCTGATAAACGACAGTCTAGATTTAAGAGTGCTAAGGCACAAGAAAAAGAAAAAGCTCAATACCAAATCGATGATAGCTACATCGATAAAAAGGTAAAAGAGGAACTATTCTTTGAAAAAAACTCTACAGCTAGTGAGTTTAGAGAGGAGGTAAAGAAAATCCAATCACAGTATACATGAATGGATGCCAATACAGCCTATCAGTTATATCTAGCTAAAAACAAACCTGAATTGCTTAAAAGTCAGACTTCTAATCTTTGAGTGGATGGTATCACTAAAGAGCCTGAGCCTGAAAAAGATTGGAGACAAATGACTGATGCAGAATTTAATGAGTTCTGGAAAGCAAGAGGGAAGAAATAAACCTTTTACTTAACTTATTTTAATTCAAAATGGCACAAAATTTAGATGCTTTTATACCTGAGCTATGGAGTAGAAGAATCCAATATTTAACTAAAAATGCTTTGGTAGCTACACAAATCTGTTCTTTTGAAGAACAACCTGACTTGAAATATGGAGACAGAATCCACAGACCTTATCCAAATGACTTAGTTGTAAACGACTATGTTAAATACACAGATACAACTCAGCAAGATTTAATCGGAACTGATGAATATCTAGACATCGACCAATCTAAAGAAATCTCATTTGCTATAGATGAAGTAGATTGGATTCAAATGAAATACGATCTAGAAAACAGCTATGTAGAAAGAGCTGCTTACAGATTGGCTAACGATATTGATGGTAAAGTATTATCTGAAGTAGGAAATGCTGTTGTATCTATGGATGCAGGAGACATTGGAGGAACTGCCTGACAAGCTATTAGCTTATCTACTTCTAACTGTCTTAATGCTGTTATGTCTGCAGGTGCTAAACTTACAGCTAACGGATGTGAAATGGATAAAACTTGGGCTTTGGTAGTATCTCCAAAGATGGCAAGTGTTATCGCTCAAACTGTTGCTCAAGACTGATTCAGCTTAGCTGACTTAGCTTTGAAAAACGGATATGCAGGAAACTTTGCAGGATACAAAGTATATTCTTCTAACAATGTTCCTCACAGCAGAACTATTAGCTTCTCATCAGTAGTTGCTACTGATGAAATTACTGTTGCAGGAGTTAAATTCACTTTCGTTGCTTCTATCGGAACTACTGCAGGTAATGTATTGAAAGGAGCTAACGATGCTGCTGCTTTAACTAACTTAGCTGCTGCTATCAATGGAGCTTCAGGAGCAGGAACAACTTATGTTGAAGTATCTGCTGCTGACAGAGCTAAATTAAAGAATGTTAGAGCGCACTTAGATGGAAGTACAGGAGTTCTTACTACAAGTGGAGATGTATTAGTTTCTACACCTGACACAACAATTACTGTTGGTGCTGAAGAAGCTACTGCATTACTTTGTAGACCAGGAGCTATTGATCTAGTTATGCAACAGAACATAGATGTAAGAAAGAATCCATTACCTAAACAGAAAGCTGATTACTACATCATTTCTTGCCTTTACGGAGTTAAAACTTTCCAAGAAGGAAAAGAGAGAATGGTAAAAATTAAGATTGCTGCTTAGTAAAGATTTCATAGTTGGGAGGTTGGGAAACTAACCTCTCAAAATGAAACTTTTATTTAGAAACATATTAGCTAATGGATGTATCTACAATAATCAATTTATCAAGGAAACAGACTTCTACTACTGCATGACAGATAGCAGATGCTGATTATCTAACATATCTAAACATTATCTATAAAGATATATTCTCAAGATTATCTGTAAATGCTAAGAAATACACTTGGCAGAGTTATACAACAGATGTAGTTGCATGACAACAAGAGTATATCATTCCCCAACCATCTGACACTCAGACTTGATTAAAGTTGGTGTTAGATTGTTTTTATATTCATGAATGAAAGGATAAGAGGATTCCAATATACGATGCTAGTATCAATATAGACTATGAGATAAACAAGAATAAGAAACCATATTGAGTGTTAAGAGATGGAAGTATTTTTATCTATCCTGTACCTGAGGAAGATATTGAGTGATGACTTCGCTTAGAATGAAAATACATACCGTTAGACCTAACATTAACTAACACTTCTGATGAAATAAAATTAGCTCCTGAATACCATAACATATTAGTTAAGTGATTGAATAGTTTAGTATTTGGAGAGAAACAAGTATTTGATAAACAACAACTACGAGAAGGATATTATTTGCAAGCTATACAGCAAATGCAAACAGAATGATGCTTTGATAATGAAAGTGGGTATGAAGTAATTGATCCATATTTATGATTCTTAGAATAAAACTATGGCAGATATAAAAAGGCAAGATTTAACTTTACAAGATTGGACAAAAGGTATCTCAGCAGATGAATTTGCATGAGGTAGCTATTTCTATTCTGAGTGAATACAGACTTGATATAATACTAAATGATTTAAACTATGATATAGATTGGATAGTGATGTATTGAACCATCGTAATGATGGATATCCTGTAGCATTATCTCCATCAGGATATTATTGAATAACAGCTTTTACTCATGATTGAAGATTAGAAACACAGGAATTTTATAATGGATCGTTGAATTGGGATTGAGATACTGATTGAGGTGGTGCATTATATGCTAATTTACCGAATATAACTACTAATTGGGTAAACTGAGTAATATATTGAACAAAAGCTATAGCTATAAGAAAATCTTATATAGACGTAATAGATATGGATTGATTGTTTAATCCAGCTAACGACTTACTAACTAATACTCATCTTAGTGATAATGCTTGATGGACAGTTTGAACATGATGGACTATTACAAGTGAATGAGCTGTACATGAAAGCTGAACTTGAACATTAAGTGCTAATATAACAACAACAGATTATAGTAGAGTAAGAGTAGCTGTTAAAATCAAAAATCGTACAGCTTGAAGAATTACTGTACAAGTATGAACAGGCTCAACAGAACAAGCAAGTAGTAATTGATGGTGGGTAAGATATGCTATTGCTAATACTTGAGAAGTATTGCCAGTTACAATAACACCTACAGATAATTTTGATTGAACAATAGAGATAGTAAATGTACATGAAGTAAATACAGACAAAATCTCTATCTGAAAGAGTACAATAACAACTGCTGATAATCATCCTTGTATAATACGATGATGAGAGCTTTACATAGGTAGTTGAAATAAAGTAGATGTAGTAAATCTGCAAGATTGGTGAGTTATTACAAGGAGCTTAGTAGATGAGAATGAAACTATAGTAGATATAGTACAACAGGCTTGAAATCTGATTATATGGGCTACAGATGGATTTAATTCAAGACAGTATTATTGGAATGGAGTAGATGCTGTAGCTACTGAGGCAATAGAGTGGAGATGACTAATTATTCAATGAGTTACTAATACTGAAACTGTATGCTATGTATTAACAACTTCATGAGCTACTACAGGAACTGTGGAATGATACCAATACAGATTATATGCTGTAAATGGTTATCAAAGAAGCTTATTAGCAAATAAAATGTATTTCCCTAATTCACAAAGGAATTTAGACCAAGAGCAATATAACTTTCAAAAGAAGTTTGACTTTAATGATGTTCAGAGTTCTAAATCTATGTGTATGTACTTAGATAGTTTATTTATTCCATGATGTGATGGAATTTATAAGTATTGAAATGATATACCATGAATGAGAACAGTATGGAGTAGACCTATAAGATATCCATTATGAGCAAATAAGATTATACTAGGGCAAAGATGAGTTTATTTCTGTATAGCATACACACTAGATTGAGTAAATTATATCTGACAGATAAATGAGCAGAGATATTTAAGCAATGGATATTTAGTTACTGAATGAATCTACCGAGATAAATTATGAACAAGAAAAAACATAGAGAAATTAAAAATCTGATATAAGAATGTAGCTAGTGAAGATGGAAATATTAAAGTATATGCTATTGTAGATGATGATTATTTTTGGAGATTCACAGTAAGTTGAGTAACTAACCGACCAACAGTATGAGATGTGTATAATGTAGCAAATCAGACTACTGCTGAAGTTATAAATGTAGATGAAGATAATAGTTTAATAACATTTAGAACTCTGAATAATCTTTGAAGCTATCTATGACAAAGCAATACAACTCTTACTAAGGTAAGTGGAGAATGAGATGATAGTATAACTACAGAATGATACGATAATATGTGTCTAATCAAAACAATAGAGAGCGAAAAACAAGGATATGGCTCAGATTTAGTCTTTGGTAAAGATTTTGTAAACAACTATATGCCATATTGGTACAAGTTACAGCTAGTTATAGAATTGAATAGTATAGATAGCAAATTAACACCTGAGATATATGAGATAAGTATAAATTCAGATATTACTGATATAGTTTTATAATAAATTAAGAGATGCAAGAAGTACAAACGACATTAGATTATAAAGCTGAACTCAATCTGATTGAGTGAGTTTGACATCAAGAGAATAAGATAAAGGAGCATACTCAAGTAGAATCAGCTTTTGGATATTGTTGTACTGTGACATGATCTGCTTCCTATTCTGCAGGTAGAGAACAAAGAGAATCAACAACTAATCAATGACCTTTTAGCATGACAGATTCATATTGAGTTACAGAGTTCTTAATAAGAGGATGAGAGCTTCGTATCCCATTAGCCTGACCTTATCTAGCACAGATAACTCTTGAATGAGGAAGTAGTACAGCAACTATAACCAACTATATCAAATCATGAGATAGAATAATATACCAACTAAATACTACTTCTACCTCGCCTGTAACCGATGAAGTGGTGCTAAACTTAGGTAGATTTGATATGCTCTCTTTTTGGGGGAAAATGTATTATAGCTGAAGTGCTGACTATTCAAGTGCATCATCTACAGCTACATTAAAACTTAAGAGACTTTAATTCATAAATATTTATATAAATGGCAATAGATAAAAATTCAAAAGCTTATCAATGATTACTGAATATGTGATACACAGATAATGAGATTAGTCAGATGTATAATTCAGTAAGTTCATGACAAAATGCAAAACAGGTGTTGGCAGATATGAATACACAAAAAACAAAAGCTACACCAAACTATGAAAATCAATGAGCTTGAAATTATGTGTATAACGAAAAAACAGGATATTATGAGAATACATCCAAACCAACACAATCCACTACTACTACTGAGGTGAAACAAGAAACACCTGTAAAGCAACAGGAAACAGCAGGTAGTACCGTTTCAGAAATTAAGCAGGAGTGAGAGCTTAAACCACTATCGCAAGATTATTACAATCAGACTTCTGATGAGGCTCAGAGTAAAATAATTAACAATCTAAACAACTATAGACAGACTAATCCTGAATATTTTAGAGATTATGAAAGTTTTAAAAAGAATTTCAGTTATGATGCTAGAAATGATGAGCAGAAACAGACATTAGATTCATGGTATGGAGGATATCAGAAATGAATGGAACTAGCATGAATACCTGTAACAGATTTATACACTCAATATAAGGATGGTCAAGTATCTATGAATGAGCTTGAAAATCTAAGAATATATGATCCAACAAAATATGCTGAATTACAAGCTCAGATTAACAAATGAAATATTATATCTGCTTACGATGATGATAAAGGAGTAGATACTACTTGAATGAATCTACAAGATATGGCTTATAATGCAGCTATGCAAATGTTTACTCAGTTTATGAGTGGAGATAGTTCAAATGGAGCTAGTCAATATTTCAGAGATTATGAGAGTAAGATGGAATCTCCTGAGATGTTAGCATTATCAGACCAATGTACTGAAGTTCAAGAACAAATGGAGAATATCCAATCAGATTTAGATAGTATTAAAAAATCAGTAGAAGAAGAATATGAATGAACATGAGCAACTAGAAGTAAGATAAATGCTATAATTGCAGATAGGAGTTATGATTTACAATTACAACTAAGAACACTTAACTCTGAATATAATAAATATGCTACACAGTATAATAACAGGATGCAACAATATCAGAATGAGTTTAGTATGCAGTTACAGGAATATCAACTAAACCAACAAGCTAGAAATCAGCAGATGCAAGAGCTTTGATTTGCTATGGATTTAATGAATTTTGAAACTAACGAGCAGAAAGCTCAAAGAGAGTGGGATTATTGGGTAAAGCAACAGGAATACACAAACTGAAATATAAACTCTAAAGATTATGATACTAGATATAAAGCAGCTCTTAAAAGTGTTCAGAATTTACTTTCTCAATATGAAGGTATCCCAATGCAAAGGAGTGCAGAGCAGATGGCACAGGATGTATTGAAAGCTATAGATGGAGGAAGTAATCTATGAGCAGAGCTTACAAAGATAAATAAACAGATACAAGGTAAACCTGAATACAAATATCTATACAATCAGACTTATAAACCTGCTGCTACATCTAGTTGAACAAGTTTACAATCTTATAAAGTATGAGATACAGAATATGTAGTTTATAATGGAGAAATGATGACTGCTGAAGATTTTAACTCTAAATATTGAGGTAAAGCTACATGAGCTACATGAGAAGCTAAACCATACGATATAGTAGATGCTAAAGTATTCTCTCAAGCTCCTGTAAACTATGGATATAATACATTATGAACATTCTTACTAGATAAAAAAGATTGAAATAAAGGATGACAATGTGGTAAATTTGTAAATGATTATCTAGTGCATATCTGAATGACAGATAATGCTAATAGATATTATGACAACAGCTTAGCTACAAAGTTAAATAGTGTAAATTCACAAGTACCTAGAGAATGAAGTATAGCAGTTTATGATTATGGTAAAAAAAGCTCAGACTGAGTAAATTATGGTCATGTAGCTATTGTAACTAAGGTGTATGAAGATTGAAGCTATGATGTAGTAGATAGTAACTTTGGAAGTGATGAGAAGATACAAACTAGAAGACATCTAAACCCACAAAGTTCATCATTAAAAGGTTTCTTTGATCCTTCTCAACCACCTGCATGAATGAATGTAAGCATGGCAAATATGGATACTCAAAGTGGAACTTTCTTAAATTTGAATGTATCTACACAAAATACTCCAACTACTAGCTATCTATGACAAAAATTTTGAACAGATATAGATTGGAATAGTGATTGATATATAAAATCTCTATCAAAAGATTACGAATCTTACTTAGATAAGGGTAAAGATGCTATCACAGATGGACAACGAAAGGCTCTAAAAGAAGATTATTGAATAGATGAAAAAGATTTTAGACTTATGGCTCAGAACTATTCTAAAACTGAATGAAAGAGAAGCTGAGTAGAACAAGCTTCAAAAGCTTTAGAGAGTGCTATTAAGTTATATGATATGATTGAAACATGAAAAACACTCTGAATAAAAGATAATCCACAGGGATGACTAATAGATTTATGATTAGCATATATACCATTTACTGATGCAGGAGAAACCAAAGCAGAATATAAAACTCTGATGAGCAGGTTGCAGTTAAATGAATTATTTAATGCTAAAAACAACTGAGCATCATTTGGAGCTATGTCAGATTCTGAATGGGATATCTTATGAAATGCATCTACTAACCTAAAATGGAATAGTTCATCTAAAACATTTAAAAATAATCTAGAGAATATAATAAAATCACTAAATGATGCTGTAGTTCAATGATGATGAACACTTCCTAAGAATTTTGAATGAAGTAATGCGGCACAGATAGTTTGAAATTCAAATACATGGTATTCATCTTTACAATCTCCTGATATACAAACAACAACTCAGAATATAAATGTTGGATGATATTATTTCCCAAGTACATTTTAATTAGATAATCTAAGATAATAATGGCATTTTGACAAACAAACACAGGTTTCCAAGTCTGAATAGGTACAAAACCATTCAGCACCTGATTTAATTCAGCTTTTTCTACTCCTTTTCCTTCTAATTCATGAAATACAGCGACTACAACTACACAGAAAAAGAAAAATAACACATATAATTCTAGATATCCATGATTTGATGAAGAAGATTACAAGAAATTAGAAAAAATGGTAGCTGATAAAGGGATCGTTGGTAAAGAAAAAACTCAGATAATGGATGAGTTATATCAAATCTACTATCCACAGGTATTAAATCAGCACAAACTAGAAGAAAGGCAACAAGAAATAAACGATTCTGTGTATAAAAACTGAGAATTGCTGCTAAATTGAAATAAAGATGCACAGATGTGAACTAAACTTACTCAATTATCGCAGATGGCTAAAGAAAAATTCAATATTCCATATAATACTAACGATAATGAGGTAATAGATGCTATGGTAAAAGGTGTCCCTAACTGAAGTCAGCTTTTATATGAATATGTGAACGGTAAGAATCAAGATTTACTTTATGCAGCTTGATTAAAAGAAAGAGTAAAAGAAACAGCATGACAAAAAGCAGCTGATTTTGGGGTATGAGTATTACAATCTCCATGAAAACGAGGTTATAATATGATATGACAATGGATGGATAAACTATGAAAACGATGAGCAGAGCAACTAGAATGAAGTGCTTTAGAAAAATGGGTACAAGATAAAGCTATTGATCTATTCTGAGAGGATGAGGTAAGAGCTTATCAACAGCAGAAGGCAGAGGAAGAAAAAAACTGAACATTATTTAATGGTAGAGAGCAGACAGATATTAGAACTCCTTTACTATGAGAAGAAAGGGCTAATAACTGATGGACTAAAGCATGAGAAGTAGTTGGAGATATTGGTAGTGCTATTGCTTTGTCAGCACCTTTAAGCTCAGCTTTAGCTCCTGCTATGGCTACTCAATGAGTAGGTAATGCTGCTTTATTATGAGCTGTAGAATGAGGGATAGATACACTAGCTACACAATATGGTAGTCAATGAAATCTAAATGTAACTCCTACACAAGCTGTACTCTGAATTTGAGGAGGTGCTTTAGGTGGAGTTATTAGTAACAAACTAGCTAATCTCCCTAAAGATAAAGTAGATGATGTAGTGGTACAAGCTAAAAATCAATTAAGGGAAGATGTAAAACCATATATTGAAAAATCTATAAAGCCAACTGTGAAAGGTAAACTAAATCAGACTCAATATGATAAGTTTATTGATGATACATTAGATAGTATAAGTGATATGGTAAATAATAAACAGTATCTACAATATACAGATGATGCATGAGAAAAGGTTGTATGAGAATTGCCTAAAAACATGAGAGAAACTGCTGAAGCTATAGGTAATTACAAGAAATTTATATATGATAAGTATAACACAATAGCAAAAGAAGCATGAGATGCAGGAGCTAGAGTAAATCTAAATAAGGTATATCAGCAGTTGGATGATCTATCAAAAGATATTTCGCAGAATATAGCTAATCCATGAACACAGAATATAATAGATACTTTCAAAAAGTCTCTGATAGATTATAGCGATGATGCAGGTACAATAGCTATTGAAGATGCACAAAAACTTACACAGGATTTCAATAAACAGCTTACAGCATTCTTTAAAAATCCTAATATGAATGATGTTTCTAAGAATGCTATAATTGCTAATATGAACAAATGAGTAAAAGATGCTATAAATGATTCATTAGATGATGTGTTAGATGCTTGAATAAAGAACTGATCTAAAGCATCTCAAGACTATGTAAATCTAAAGAAATTGTATGGTAGTCTAACTAATATAGAGGATGAAGTTTCAAAGAGAGCTTTAGTAGAAGCAAGAAAGAATATGAAATGATTATCAGATACGATACTTGATTCATTCGCAGGTGGAGAGATAACAGATGCCATATTAACACTTGATCCTGTAAAAGCTGCTAAATCATGAGTTATGAAATCAATATCATCATGGTATAAATACTTAAATTCTCCAAATAGAAATATTATGAAATTATTTGAAACTGTAGAGAATTGAAGTAATCCTAGTTTATGGAGTAAATTCTGAACTCCTACTTGGGATGGATTAGTAAACATTGCTAGAGAGGGAGCTATTGATTGATGATATCCTGCATGAATAGCAGTATGAACTACAGTATATGAGAACGAGAAAACAGAGTAAATCTATAAAAGAAAAGAGAGCTTTTAGCTCTCTTTTTTAATATCATTGTTTTTCTAAGTTTTTTATAGCTTTATCACATTCAGCCACTTTTTTCATAGCTTCTACTCTCTCTTTATCATCATTGGTAAGAGTTGCTATGGTTGTATAGTTTGCCTTTTGTTCTATCAGATTTTTTTTAAGTGTTTTTCATTTATGCTTAATATTCCACTTATACAAAAGTATTCAAACTATTATTCATATAACTAGTAGTAATATAACCATCTCTATACATAAAAAGTAAATGCTAAATATATTATACTCTAAAATCTAAAATATGCAAAAAATTAGGGACTTTTTATTTTTAATTAAAAAAAGTCTGAAATTTTTTCAAATTTCGGACTCTTTTTTGAGAAGTTTTATGTAAATATCCCTGATAGATAGATACCATGATTTAGCAACCTATACTCATTCATACACTCACACTCTATAACATCTTACTATCTTACTTAAACTTTCAAGGTTGAGGGTTTAGTCTCTCCTCAAAACCTCTCTAGTATAGGCTTAAAAATTTTTTACTTATTTGTATGCCAAAATCAAGCACAACACATAAGTTTGTACCTATACTGTCAAGGTATGAGATAGAGCATTACTCAGCTGAATGTAATTTACTGTTTCCCTGAAAGTTTTAACTTTTCAAGTATATCGGGTTTCAGTGGCTCTCTCTAGTGAAGACCTCTCAAAACTTACTAGAAATGAAAGATTTACTCTCTCATTCTCACTAGCATTATATTCAAAAAATTTCAGATACAACTAAAAACATCATTTTGTACCCAAAAATATTAGTTATCATAGATATAACCTTTATTTAAAAAATCGTAGTTTTTTGTTACTTTATATTTTTAAATCAAAAAAGCCTGACTAAATATCAGACTTTTATTTTCTCTGTGGGTAATTATTCCACTCACCTCATCTCCTATCGTTTATTTAATTTTCTATAACGGTACTACCTATTATTTCTCTATGAATATTTCTTTAGTTCGTTATCACAATCTTTAACTTTCGCACGTAGCTTGTCTGCTGTGTAGTGTAAAACTCATTGAAAGTTTTTATCATTAGTCATATGTCGGATTTTTCATAAACTCTCTATACAGTTTAAGCATTCTGTTTTCATCTCATTCAGCCTTTTTACTTCTTCTAGTTTATCATTCACAGGTACATACACATAGAAACTAGGTCAGAAATTTGACATAGCACTCAGTTTATTCTTTAGTCAGTAATATGGTGTGCTACCACTATCTTTTACCGTTCTTTGTCACTCCTTACATACTATATCTAGTGAGTGTCAGTTAGTAGATGTTCAGAAATTAGTTCCATCTATCATTCAATCTTTTCTATCTTCATTCCATTCTTTCGTAGGACACATAATTCAGTCTATTGTGTATAAATTATTTATCGCATATTCTATAAGTTCATCAGAATATTTTGATACTCTATAATATGCTACTTGTTTATCTGGATGTTTCTCATTCCATCGGTCTGCTACTAGTTTGACCGCTGACTGTAAAAACCATCATTGTCATCTTACTCTACCTCTTTCATAACTTAGCTCATCTATCTCTTTGATTTCATCGTAACTAAACTCATAATTGAATAAGTCTGAAATCATACCTACTGCAGCAAAAATAGTGCATGAAACATAACTCCATGAGTTCTTATACTGATTATAAGAGAATCTGATTTCATCCTTTTTTACTAAAGGTGGTAATAAATCTGAATCTCCATTACATAATACATAGTCTGTATTCTCAGCACCATCTCCTAAACATCACAAAACATTTTCTTCCATAACATATTTCTTACAAAGTAAATCTATGAAGTCCTCTCTACTTCGTGAGTATCATCTCATTGTGTTTTACTATTCCAAGCTAAACATAATGTTTCAAATACACATTGTTTACAATTTATTACTGATGGTATCTCAGATTTATTCTCTCCTGTATAGCATTCTATTTCTTCCCCTTCGGTCATTTTAATAATTCTGGGATATAAAAGTCCTTATCCTCCGTATTATACAGTATTTCTACCAACCTCTCTCTAATCTGTGGTAGTAATATCTGCTTACACATCTCAAACATTTTCTGCATTGCTTCTCTAGGATTCTGTTTATCTTTCACAAAGTGGTTATAATCTACGTGGTCTTTTCTAGGTATCCTTACTTTATTCTGTTCTATCCTCACATTATATAGATTTTTATATTTCTGTCCCATAATGTGATGTATATCTGTAGCTGTTGAATCTATAACTCTATTGAGTTTTCGTTTTGTTCAATTTATCTCTACAATTCTATTAGGTCAGCCTTTTCTTCTCCTCATACTAGTTTACCCGTGATGGATATAAAAGCACCAATACTGCGAATAAAAATATAATGAATATTATAACTCACTCCACGTACGCTTTTCTTTGTTTTTTTCTTTCTCGGGCTGCTCATCGTGATATTTTCAACTTGTTTCTAGTCTTCATTTTGATTTTATAACAACTAAAGCCTCTGCTACACTATCTCTATCATAATATACCTTAGCAAAGGTTTTATGTGGAGACCGTAATCATTTTCAGTTAAGATATTGAAGTACCATTAGCCTTCACATCTCTTTCTTCCTTGATATGATCCAACCTCTCTCTATTTTTACTATTTTGTATTCTCGCATCTTTGATTTAGTTATTTGCTAAATTCCTTTAATGCTGTTAAAAACTCTGTTTGTTGCTTATTAATAGTTTCATTATATTTATCTATCAATCCATCCATACTCTTTACATAAAAGATAACAATTCATACGATAGATATTAAAGCTACTATCATTATTGCTAGGAATGTTCATCTCTCACTTCATGTTAGTTTAGTGAGTACATTCCCTGTTTCTTCTATTGTGCCTTTTTCTATATTTACCATTTGAATTAACTCTCTAAAATAAAACTATTCAGATTTCTCTATAGCTTTGATTCATTCATTAAGTTTTACTCCTAATCCCTTTACTATTTCCCACAAATCGTAGAAAATATTAGATCATGTACCTAGAGCTAATCAAAGTAAGAATAATATTCAGTTATTTACTTCCATTGATAGATATGGTGCTACAGAGAATGCAGCTATCTCTCAAAGAATGAAAGATAACAATACAGTAATACTAGCTGCATACTTTCATGTGAATCTTTTATAAGCAGGTTTAGCTACATTACATATAGATGTGATAACTGTAGCTGAAACGATAAGAATAATAATTGTTGAAGTCATTTTATAATCTTTAGAATATAAAAGTTTGTCTAACTAGAGTATAGTCAGATTTTTTCAGATGCAATTTTATTTTTTATTGCTTTTGAAAATTTCAGAATATAATACATAAGATTTATATAACACCTACTATATATGGTTACTAATTGGAGTGAAAGAGTTAAACCTACTACTAATTGGGGACAAAGAAAAGCTGTAGAAACTGATTGGGATGGTAGAATCAGACCTATAACATACATGACACCACTTCAAGATGCTTATAGGATGGTACATGATGAGGATGATGAAATAATATATATTCTAGCGAACAGCTGAAAGATGATCCCTGCTACATTTTGGAAAGCAAGAAAATCTATTTAGTTTTTAAATATAATTGGAATGGCAAATATATTCCCAATAGACTTTGAAGAAAAGCTAACTATGGCACAGAATGATTTTATTCTGTTTTCTGATAGTGAAGATTGAAATAAGATTAAGAAAGCTCAATATAAAAATCTGAAATGAGAAAAAGGAGATAAATGAGATCAATGACCTCAAGGTATTCAAGGTATCCAATGACCTCAGGGTATCCAATGAGAGACTTGACCTCAATGAGAGCAATGAGTACAAGGTATCCAATGAATACAATGAGAGACTTGAGCTAGTATAAATTCAGCTGCATTTAGTGGAAATGATATAGTGTTTGGAGAAACAGATTGAAGTACGGTAACTCTAGTAAATGCTAAAACTACTCTTACTTGACCTCAATGACCTACATGATCTCAATGACCTACTTGACCAACTTGACCACAATGACCTAAATGAGATGATTGAGAGGAATGACAGCCTTGATATTCCCCTAGTGCCTCAGTGGTAAAAGAATGAGATACGGCTACTATTACAATAACAGATGAAAACTGAACTACTACAGCTGAAGTTAAAGACTGAGGAATGTCGGCTGAGGTAGAAGATGAAACTTTATATATATCATGAAGTGGAGGATGAGGTTGAGGATGAAGTGGAAATGTTGTTTGACCTAGCAGTGCAGTAGATGGACATTTAGCTGTATTTGACTGAGCTACTTGAAAGAAAATCAAAGATGGATGAGCTATACCTACTCCAACAACAGTAGTAGATAACTTAAACTCACAATCAACAACTTCAGCATTATCTGCTAACCAATGAAGAATCCTAGACTGAAAGATAGCAGATATGATGGGACTAGGTAAATTCCTTAGTTTATGGAACTCTACAACGTGATTACCTATCAGTTTTCCTTTATCTACTCCTTATGCTTATACAACGTGAGATTATTTCATCATAGAAGTAACTTGAACAACAAACTATAAACCAACATGAAGTAGTTATACAGGGACAGCATCAAGTACAGCTGAAACAGATGAAGTAGAAGTCTGAGATGTATATGTATATGATTGACAAACTTGGTTACTTCAGTCTAATCACTGAAAGACTGTAACTTTTGCAAATATAGCTTGAAATCCAACAGATAATACAAATCTAGCAAATGCTCTAAGTGGCAAACAAGATGTTTCAAATCTAGTTACATCTGTATCTAGTGCTAGTACAGATTCACAATATCCATCAGCTAAGTTATTCTATGATACTTGCTGAGATATAGAAACTTTAATTAACGCTTTATAATAACATGAGTATAGCAACAGCAATTCAAAACGCACAAACAAAGGTAGCAAATGCCTATACTGCAGTAAGCACTAAAGGTGGTACTTTACCTGCTACCCAAGATTTGAGCAATTTACCAACAGCTATTGACAGCATTCCGTCTTGATGAAGTAGTACAAAATATGGTATTAGTATAGATGTTTTGCTATGAGAACTTGATGGTACTTGAACTTTAACATTTCCAACAGGTTGAGATACCGACCTTATTATATCAGGAATTACATGAGCAGGTGCTTTCACTTTTGCCTATAAGTTTTATAGAAATAATAAATTGAAGTCTGTTGTTTTTAGAGATTTAAAATATGCTAACAGCTCATCGTGTTTTGATAGAGCTTTTAACATTTGTACTAACTTAGAAACAGTCTCATTCCCTGACCTTGTAGAAGCAAATGGTGCAGCGACTTTCTCATATTGTTTTCAAGGAAATACAGCAATGGTAAGTGCATCATTCCCGAAACTCCAAGAAGCAAAAGGCTTAACGTGTTTTCAATATGCTTTCTCTAATAATACGAACCTTGAAAATGCATATTTTCCGAAATTAAGAATAATCGGCGACCCTGATGCGGGTGCAAATTCATCATATAGATGATTTTATTATGCTTTTCAGAATTGCAGAAAAATAACAGAATTATCATTCCCTGAACTTGAGGAAATATGGTGTAACGGTGGTGCTGCCAATACAGGTACATTCGGATATAATACTTATATTCAGAAAATATATATGCCAAAGCTAACAACTATTTCAAAGACATCTGCCTATTGAAGCACTCTTGGTGCAGATAATATATTTACAAACTGTACAGCATTAACAGAATTGCACTTCTGAAGAACTAATCAGTCAGCAATACAAGCAACGACAGGATATTCAACGAAGTGGTGAGCGCCATCTACTTGTACGATTTATTTTGATTTATAATAAACAATGGCAACAATAAACAAAATAGACCTCAATGGAGATACATACGATATTGAGAGTTCATGATTAGTAACAACACAACCTACTAATCCATCAGAATGAGCTACATATTATGATACAGTAAACGATGTGGTAAAGGTATATGATGGGACTAGCTGGAATCCTATATCATGATGAGGTGGCTCTGTAGCTTATGCTACATCTAGCACAGCTTGAAACGTAGCAGAAAAAGTGGTATCTATCCCTAGTATAACTACATTAGATGTATGACAAATTATATGTGTACATCCTACAGCCTCTGCAACGGTAGCAAATCTAACAATAAAGCTGAATAACTTTCCAGCTTATCCTATAAGATACAATAATTGAGCTATTACTACAACAACAGATGATTTAGTATGGAGTCAGAATTTTGTATCTCAATTTGTATTTGATGGTACATACCGACAATTTGTTAGTCACGGATATGATAATAATACAACCTACACACAAAACATATTATTTGATAGAGGTGGTTTTGTTTCAGGTAGTGGAACGTATGCTATAACACGTTATAGTATTTGCTTACAAAAACCTGATATGACTTGGGAAAAAGTAACGAACACCTGAGAAGATTACTCAGTTAATAATAATAAAACTGTAAATACTCATTGATTTTTGCTTAATGGTGAGATGCTATATTATAGCAATACTTCAGTTTTAGCAAACGGTGCAATTTCTAGTTCTAACACTATGTATAAACAGTATTCTGGTTTTGATATAAGGTATAGTGCAAATACCAGTGGTACAGGTTATACAGCAGGAGATTATATATACTTTGTTGGTACAATAGGTGTAGATGGTTTATTCTATCTTGATGCTACACAATGGTGGACTAATACACTACCATCAACAAATGATGGTAAAATATATGTAAAAGTTGGGAAATATGTATCAGGTGTAACTGTTACACTTGAGTTAGAACACCCTGCATATTACCACGATGGGACAAGGATACGTGAATATAAATGAATAAGTAGTAGAGATGTAACAACTGCTTTATGATATACACCTGCAGATAGCTCTACTCTATGAACTGCAGCAACAAAGAATACATGAACATCTAGTTGAAATGTACCTGTATTAGATAGTAATTGACACTTAGCAAATTCTACAATACCATGAGTAGCTTTAACAGATACATTTACCGTTAGTACAAGTTCAGATTTAACAACTCTTTCTAATGCAGACCAATGAGATTTAGCAATAGTATCAAGTGAGAATAAGACATACGTACTTAGTCAAGCACCATACTCTACTGCTAGTAATTGGAAACAGATATTATCTCCAACAGGATGAGTAACAAGTGTAAACGGTCAGACTTGAGCTGTTACATTAAATGCAGATAATATAAGTGATACATCAACTACAAATAAATTTGTAACACAAACAGATAAAGATGCTTGGGACTGAAAGCAAGATGAATTACAAAGCTGAGTAAATATAAGGACAATAAACTGAACTTCTATATTATGAAGCTGAGACATAACTACACCAGTCTGATGAGATGTTTATTGACCATCTTCTGCTACTAACTGACATTTAGCAGTATTTGACTGAACAACAGGAAAGCTGATTAAAGATTGATGAGCAGTACCAACTTGATTTAATCCATGATGAACAGCAACAACAGGATATGTAGTAACAAAGACAGCGAGTGGGTATGAATGGCAAGCACCTACAGAGCCTACAGTAGTAAGTGGAGATAGTGGAGTAATATATACGATAAAAGTAAGTAATTCTGACCCTGCAAGTTGAACAGCTAGTAACATAATTACATTTGTTTTATAATCTATGGGTTGCTTAGCTAGCGTAATTGGAGATATAAGTTAGGTTTATATCTCCTCCCCAAAAATAAGTTTTATAACCTAACTATATAACCATGCAAAAAAAAGGGCTTTATTTAAAATGTGACTTTTGTGGGAATATGGTTTATAAGCCACCAGAGTTTATTAACCAAAAGCACCACTTTTGTAATATCGAATGTAGAGATAATTTCCATCATTTGAAATATAAAAACTGAGACACATACTGAAAACTCACAATTATTAAAATATCTGATGAAAGAAAAGGGAGATGAAGGACTTTAATCTGTAAATGTGAGTGTTGAAATGAAACAAAAATATCTATATGAAATTGGGGAAGAATAAAGAGTTGTTGATGTTTATGATGAAAGGTAACTCATGGGATGACTAATACACCCGAATATAAAATATGGAGATGATTATTAGATAGATGTAATAAAGAAAACCATTGTGCTTATAAAGATTATGGTGGGAGATGAATAAAAGTTAGATTTAAAGACTTTGATGAATTCTATAAAGAAGTATGAGACATACCTTGAGAATGATACTCAATAGACAGAATAGATAATTCTAAATGATACGAGCCTTGAAATGTGAGATGGGCGACTATGAAAGAACAAAGTAATAATAGAAGAAGTAATGTAAAGTGTATAATAAAATGAGAAGAATACACACTACAAGAGCGAGCAGATAAACTTTGAATGAATAGAAAAACATTGAAAAGATATATATTGAAAGGGAAAATAAAGTGAGATTTATTTAATTATAAACCTGATAAATGGCAATAAAGATATGAACAACAGATATTCAAAAATGTTTTATTTGAACAACTCCTGTTAAATCAATTTGGAGTTGAGATACACAAGTACGACCTAGTGGATGGCAACCTTGAGCTAATACTATTGCTTATTATCCCTTAGACTCAAGTAATACAGTTGCTGATTTAAGCGGAAATGGTAGAAACCTGACTAATAATAGTGTATCTTTTGGAACTTATCAGTGAGTAAGCTGTGCTTCTGTTACAAGTAGATATCAGAGATTAACCTCTCCTACTATTTCTTTCCCTAAGACTCTTTCATTATGGACTTATCGAGAGGGGAGATTTAATACAGGAGGCTCTACTCTCGCAGCCCTTTTCACTTATGGAAGTAGCTCTACATATAAAGCTATAACATATAACGAGAAAAACTGAAATCTAAATACAATTGTTTGAGATTATGGAGGATGGGTAACTCCTATTTCCTGACAGCGGTTTAATCTTGTAATAGTAAATGATTCATACTTAAAAATCTATGTAAATGGTAATTTAACAGGAACTTATACTAAAGGAACTCCTGCTGATTATGCTTTTTACTTCTTTGCTTTCTCTACAAATGTAAATGGAATAGATGTTTATTATGGAGGTTTAAGTAATGTTATAATGGAGAATAAAACACGAACAGCAGAAGAAATTAGCAACTACTACAACCAAACTAAATCCAACTATGGATTATAATCAGATTTATTTCATAACTTAACAGATGGAAGTAAGTCTAACGTTTACATTATGTGTAGTTCTGGTGATATTACTATACTATCAAATCTTTAAATCTTAACTAATATAAAAATGCCATGTGGATGAAAATCTAAATGAAAGATCAAAATCGGAGGTAGAGGATGAAAGAAAAAATAATCCTCTAAAAAGTATTTTGTACAACAAAATCAGGATGGGCAATTATTCCATCCTGATTTTTAATTTCTCTTAAATGATTTTTACTAACAAAACAAACTAGGATTTCTCCTCATTATTTTCTGTTTCTTTTCATTTTTTACAATGCTTTCTACAATATTCTTTAGCGTATTCATCATCCATGATCTTTCTACATTTTATACAATACTTCCTTTGTCATCTAAATTCTATCTCTTTTCAACACCTTGCACAGTTTATGGTTTTCATTTTTGTTTATTACTAAAATAAATTATTTATTACATAGGACATTGAATAAGCAATCCCTACAATTCTCCAGCTGTGTTCATAACTCACAGTCTTGGCAGAAATCTTCTCTCATCTTTTCTTCTTCTCACATCTCTCCATAAGTAAATAAAATAAATCTGATTAGTCATAAAGTCATTCTTCATAGATAAGCTCATCATCTTCTCACATAGAATGCTCATACTGTCTTTTATACTTATCTATCTGCTTTCTGTATCCCTCATTCAGCTTTTCTTTATTATCTAACCATAGCTCTAAAGTCTGATTTTCTTCCTTTAGTTTATCTATCGTATAGTTTAGTCATTTAATCTCTCATTCAAGACTAGCTACCTTTATATTCAGCTTTTTATTTTCTTCTTCTAACTTTAGTTCATAATCTGCATCTGCCATAGCATTACTCTTAAATCTCTCTACTTCTTCCTGTCGTTCCTTTATTTCTTCTTTCAGCTTTTTATTTTCTTCTTCTAACTTATGCAATTCCTTAACAACTATTTCTAAACTCTCTAATTCTACCATAGGTTTATTGTCTAACTCTCAATAAACTCTTATATACCGTCTTCAGCACTTAGCTCTTTCCTTTCATTCAGATTTTTCTATTTCCTTTATAAATTTAGGTTTACTCATTCTCTCCATAGGTAAATAATATAAAAGTCTGATTACTTCAATATCTCACATAGAAATCTGATAGGCTCATCTTGGATAGCTAAAGCCATAAGTAATCTCTCATATTGAGAGTAATTACTGTCCCTTGATGCAGTCAGATTATTATATGTTTTTTCTCATTCACAAGCATCTAAGTCTATCTTATCATTATCTACTAACCATTTAATAAAAGGCTTTAATTCTGAAAGACTATCTATGTTCTGTTCTAATTCTACATCTCTATACCATTCATAATATTCCTCCTTATATTCTTCTCATTTACTCTCTAATAAGTATCTGATAAGTTTTTCTATTCAGATTTTTTCTTTCAT